ATGGCAAGTGTAAACGAATTAGATTTTAATCAAGTATCAACGCTTTTGACATCTATTGTTAAGCAAGCGACAGGACAGAGCGTACTCACTCCCACCAATACAAGTGATTTTGTATCAGTAGCTACAACAGCGCTAAAGAATGGTACTGACCCGGTAATGTCAGCAATAACACAAATGGTATCACGTACTATATTTTCGATTAGACCATATTCTGAAAAATTTAAGGGTTTAAGAGTGTCTTCGGAACGTTGGGGCAATATTGTCCGCAAACTCAATATCGCCGATGGAGCATATCTTGATGATACAGCATTTGCTTTGCCAGAGGACGGGCAGAGCGTAGATATGTATAAACTCCGCCGTCCAAATATATTGCAGACTAATTTCTATGGTGCGAATGTGTTCAGTATTGAACGGTCATATTTTAGGGAACAGTTGGAATGCGCGTTTACCAGTCCAGAGGAGCTATCAAGCTTCTACAGCATGGTTACAGGTAATATTATGGACATGATAGAGACAGCACATGAAAACCTTAAACGTGCAACGCTTTCCAATTTAATTGGCGGAATTGTGTCCGGCGGGGGTGACGAACAGAAAGTTCATTTGCTGACTGAATATAACGCAAAGACCGGCGGGAAATATACAGCGGTAACCATTATGGCTCCGGATGTGTACCCCGACTTTATGAAATTTGTATATGCTCGAATAGCAACAGTTTCCGCGCTTCTTACAGAGCGTTTGCAACTACATCATATCAATGTAACTGGTAAAGCAATAACTCGTCATACACCGTATGAAAACCAGAGACTATATATGTATGCTCCGGTAATGTATGAAAGCACAGCTCGCGCAATAGCCGATACTTATCATGACACATTCTTGCGTTATGCAGACCATGAAACGGTCAACTTCTGGCAGTCTGTTAAAACACCTGATACAGTTAAAGTAACGCCGTCATATCTCAAGGCTGACGGCACTATTACAACGCCGAGCTCAGAGGTGTCTGTTCCTAAAGTATTTGCACTCCTCTGTGATGAGGAATCCTGCGGCATGACAGTTGTTAACGAATGGAGCGCAACAAGCCCGCTCAATATTACAGGCGGTTATTATAATGTCGCATGGCATTTCACTGACCGTTTCTGGAATGATTTCACCGAGAACGCTGTAGTATTTACATTGGACTGATAATATGCAAGTTACGTTATATCCAGGATTTGGAAAGCGGAATAATTCAACCAAAACACCCACCACAGGGGGTGTTACATACACCGGAACGCTGAAAGATAATTGTACAATACTAAAACCTATCATTATCTTTCAGGCTGCCGGGGCGGTTGATTATTTCCCTTCAAGATATCCTTCAAGCTATAATTATGCTTATATTGATGCTTTTGAGAGATTTTATTTTGTGACGGAATGGGAATGGGTGGAACGGAATTGGATTGCAACACTTGAAGTTGACCCTTTGGCAACATATAAGGGTGATATTGGAACAGGTACACATTATGTCGAGCGTTGCAGCGGAGCATTTAACGGACGTATTGTTGATACTGTATATCCTGTTTTAACTAATCCTACTGTCAATATAACCGATATTGAATCACCATGGATTAATGAAACTTATTATATTGTGGGTATTAGTGGAGGTGGAGGGGCAACAGGTATAACCTATTATATTTTTTCATCCTCTCAGTATTCAACATTTATTCAGAACATATATAATAGTAATTCGTGGTGGAACGCTTCAACTGCAGATGTTACTTACGACCCCTCAATATTCAATCCGTTGGACTTTATAAAATCAATTAGGATGTACAGAAGTTCATTTGGCGGAACTGTGGTAAACAGTGTAAATATGGGATATTGGAGCGTGCCTGCCACATGTAGGATAATATCTGATACACAAGCATATTCAAGCGTGCAAAGAAACATTACATTGCCACAACATCCGCAGAATACAAGTCGGGGAAGCTATGTAAATTCAGATTTATATACTAAGCGTATATTATCAGTTAAACCCTTTGGAAAGATTCCTTTGGATTGCAGTTTAATTGCTAATGAAACGTCTATTAAAATTTATATTGGTATTGACGCATATTCCGGCCGGGGCTGGTTACGTGTATCTAATGGTTCAAATTCTATGATAATTGCTGAATCAGAGGCACAGGTTGGAGTTGATGTGCTTCTTAATGTTCAGGCCGTATCGGAACTTTCACGAGCAACAGCGATAGTTAATTCAGCTTCAAGTCTTATTAGCACATTAACAGGAAGAGGGTCGAATATGACTATCGAAACAGGCGTTAGTAACTGGGCGGCAATTGCCGGAGTACCGCTTATTCGTGAGACTGGAACAGGTGGGGATTTAGCAACATTTTCTTTTGCTGAAAGTAATAGATTATGTTCAGCATTTTATTCAATAGCTGACGAATATAATTCAGAGTTTGGCCGTCCATATTGCGCGCCGGCGGTATTAAACACTGTAGGAGGTTTTATTAAGTGTGCAAATGCAGAGGTCGAATTCCCATGTCTCGCACCGGAACGCGCAAAAATTGAAGCGTACTTGAACGGAGGTTTTTTCTATGAATAGTGTGCCGTATTCATACGGTAATATCATGCTTGAAACGGCACCTGTTACGCCGTCAACAATACATGTAACGAATACAGCTTTATCAGCATTCTTCAGGCGTTATTTATTTTCTGATTTATTAAGTGTTTGGGAATGGGAAATCCCGGAGAATTGGGATAGCAATTATTTCAAAGCTGTACTATTCTCATGGGGGTATTTTGCAGTTATTGATACTCCAGCATTTGGTATAATTCCACAACAGGCCGGGTTAAAGGGATATAATGTACAATATCAACCTACTAATGCTGTAATTTCTAATCCGAGAATCAATCAAATACTTGATCCTTTAATCGGTGAAGAATGCGCAGTAATCAGAATACGTCCCGATTATTGCGGCATGCTTGACCTTGTTAATTATTACGGCGATATGATGGCGTTAACTGCGGAAACACTCGATACAAATATACTGAATTCAAAGCTTGCTTATGTCTTCGCTTCTGATAATAAAGCCGGAGCAGAAACATTTAAGAAGTTTATGGATAAAATTGCCAGCGGCGAGCCAGCGGCATTTATAGATAAAAATCTATTTGATGAAGAACATAACCCCCACTGGGTAAAGTTTAATAATGAAATTCAAAACAATTTCATAGCAAATGATTTACACGGACTTCTTAAAAATTTGTATAATGATTTTCTTAATCGAATAGGCATACCTACTGCAAATACTGATAAAAAAGAACGACTTATAACATCGGAGGTTGAAGCTAATACACAGCAGTCATTCTCCGCAATGGATATGAGTTTAAAGGAAGTTCAGCGAGGGATCGAACAGGCTATAGAAATATTCCCTGAACTTGAAGGTAATCTATCGGTTAAATGGAGGGTAGATGTTAATGGACGCTTGTCTTTCAATAATGGGGATAGTCAATTCAACACTTCCGACAACAGCGGATTTTGAGAAGTTAGCTTCAAAATTTAAAAGCTGGTTTAATGTATCCAGTAGTTGGATGACGACACAACTCGCCGGATATATTCTTATAAATACTGCGGAACTTGAATTCATATTTCCCGACCCTAATTTTGCTGAAATTGCTATTAGTGCATGGGCTCAATTAAATGATGTGAGATTTACGGAATTATATAATACTACTACTGATGCATTCTATAATTCGTTTGAACCTCTTGAAAATTACAATATGGAAGAGACAACTACGCAAGAAGATACTAATACCGGAACGGATACGCATACCCACAGTGGAGGTACCACCACTGAAGATAGTATTACGACTAATGATACTGGAACAGTATCCGACAGCGGGAATGCCAGTCGTGACGGAACTACTACGCATAAAGTATCGGCATTTAATTCCTCAACATTAGCAGATGCGCATAGTGACACTGATGATTTTAGTACTACTTCTACTAATACCAGAACTGACAATTTAACACATAAAACTGAAGAGGCACACACATTTACAGATACGCAAAAGCTCGATATAAGCAGAAGGGATATATTAAATCGTACAGTGACGCTAAGGCGTCACGGAAACATCGGAGTAACTACAAGTCAGCAAATGGCGCAAAGTCAAAGAGACTTAGTTATGTTCGATTTTAATAAATATATATGTGACGAATTTAAAAATGAGTTCTGTATTTTGTTATATTAAGAGGTGAAACAATGTACTATTTTCCTTATACTAATTTTCATGACTTAAATTTAGATTGGATTATTGAATATGTAAAATCCGCTAAAAGTGAAATAGAAGATTTAATAAATCAATTTGAAAACGTAATAGTGCAAACAACTGGCAATTCAACAAATAAGGTGATGAGCCAAAACGCTGTAACGGAACAGTTGAATTATTTAAGCTCCAGAATTAATACCCTTAATACTACCGTAGAAGAATTGACAGCGAATTTAGCAGAATTTGAAACTGAAACAGCTTCAAATTTTTCAGCTGATAGGAATAGACTATCAACTATTGAGAACACTCTTACACGTTTTTATGTTTTTGTTAGACATACTGCAACGGAGGATACTATAAATGTATCGATGTCCGAGTTACTAAATTACCGAACCAGAGCTAACGTCCGATATTATATCCAGGATTCTGTCTATAATTTTGTCAGGTATGCATATGAAGCATATTCGCCACAATCAACGACAATGATGATTCAGACTTTGCCCTTTCCTAATGAAAACTCCGTCTATCGTGCAACGATTAACATTACATCTGGAGCGATAACATATTCTCCAGTTGGGATTGTACCGATAACTCAATCATCAGGTCTAAGTCAGACATCGGTGATGTCTCAAAGGGCTGTTACAGAATTTGTTAACGACTCAACTCTTTTTGTAAGATTTGTTATAGATGCCGGTACCTCACGGTGTAACTATAGTTTTGAAACAATACTAACTTATATTGAAAAAAAACTTTTTGTATACGGTGACATCACAGTCGTCGAGCAAAATTACAGGTATTTTTGTAGTGTATATGCATCGGGTTCTGAGCGCATTATTTTTAGGGCAATTCCGAGTTATGATAGTAGTCAGTCACATATGGTGATCTTAACTTCCGACAATAAGATTAGTTATACACAGCCAAAATTAGGTGTTCTTCCCTATTACCCGCGTTATGTCATATCTTCAGACGGTGAAACAATCTCAGGAGCTCAGTTGCCAGTATTACAAAATATTTTAAATGCTATAGTCGTTAATTATTATTCACCACAAATTTATTTGCACATTATAACGGATAATGTGACTGAACAATTATATGTTGACAGTGCAAATAGCACCGGGTATGTTCTCCGAAATAATAACTATATTATAACATATACTACCACACCGTCAGCAACTATAGAACCCGTCGAAAAAGTGTTTACTTCTTCAGTTACAGGAATCGTCCGAATAGCCGCCGGAGGTGAAACAGGATATAACATATTAAAAATAATCGGAACGGATGTCGATTTAACAAATTATTATATTGTTGACGCTGATATTACAAATTTAATAGGCGGTGTTTCAACATTAATATCCGTGTCTCCCGTATCTGGACATCCTGTAATATTAATATATTCAAATGGCGTAGCGTTCTCCGGCAGCTGGACTGTCACTTGCAGGCATAAATAAAGCGGGCACAGCCCGCTTTATTTTTTAAAATGGACAATAATCGTCGTTATTAACAATTGGCATTTTAGAAGCTGTCTGAGGCTAATCGTCCGTTTCATCCGGCTTGATACCCCGGACTATATAGAGCTTATCAATAAATAATCTAAGGTTATAATCTAATGATTTTTTGGGCTTTTCTACGACACCCTCAATAATTACTTCTGCACCTTTAGGAATAAATTGCAGCACATTTTTTAATTGTTCCTTATTACCAATAATATCATAAAATACTGTATTTTTGAATATTTGGCAGGCCAGAGAGTTTGCAACCATAACTTTGGTACTTGTTTTAACCTCGCTCCACTCCTTACACAATCTGCCTTGAATTACTGTTTTGTTATACATTTTTCTTTCTCCTTTAATAATTAATATTATCTATATTTAAAATATAAGATACAAATTAAAATTACTGCAATAATGGTAGCTATAAGTAATCGAGCAGCCCAGAATTTCAACAGCTCAATCCATGTAAAATTATTTTTCATTTTATACACCTCAATACATTTTTATATATTTTAATAACAATTTTAATAAGTACCCTTTTTCCGCTTCGGCTTCTCCGAAATACACAGCGTTTACAATACTTCGGTATTTATTGCGGAACACCAAGATGTCATATTCATTAAGCTTAAATTCTTTAGGTGCTCCGCTTTTATGTGTCGATAAGTAATACGGCTTTTGTCTGGATTTATGCCGGTATACTGTAATCTCTCCTATTGTTACGACCGGGATATACTCTGCAAGCGGACGTGACACGTCTAAGAAGCTGTCCATATCCTCAAACAGGTTATCAATAGCTTGATTTGCAAACGCTGTATCTTTAGTATATTTGTATAATGCCGTTTTCTTTTTGCGCTCGCTTATTGGTGAATTTAGATATAACGCTATTAGCCGTTCGTGTTCGCGGTCTATTTTCAATTCCTTCTTATTACGGTACATTTCCATTATAGGACTTATCATATTAAGAGTTAAAAAATAGTCGTTATTTAAAATTGTAGAATTGCATATGCTTATAACTCTAAGTGCCGGACGCCCTTCCAATTCCCTATTACGATTGATAGTTTCATAAGCATTGAAGAACGTGAAAGCCTCGCCATTCATGCTTTGCCCCTTTAATGTTTGAGGTATCGCTTCGTCCTGTATTATAAAATCAATGTCCGTCATATCACCACCGCGGAAATTCGCAAAGGTTGATAAGCTCATCATATATCCGAGACATTCACCCCACGCCTTGCCATCCTCATCGGCATAATAAAAACTATAGCAGTCGTCACCGTTAGGATAAGGCCGAATATCTATCCCTTTATCAGAATTCAGTTTTTTGAATACGTTAAAAGCTTCTGTAGAAAGCTTCTTAACCTCGGAAGCTTTGCGCCGAAGTAATATGAATTTTGTATGACGATTTAATACTATTGTTTCAAGTATAGTATACGTCTTTCCAATTCCTCGACCGCCAATTAGCCACATAAACGGCAAACCCTTATTTAACAGATATTCAATATCAGGATATCCTGACGGTTGATATAATTTACTTTTCTTTACTCTATCCATCGTATCTTTTCCATATCAAAATAATTTTTTCGTAACCATTCAAGGGATGAATTGCTGATACGTTTCAAAATATCTTCTATATCTATACTTGTACTAAGCTTATACGTTGTTGGAACTATTGCAACATTAGACGATATGTGAAGATTATGCCCATCAATTTGTAGATCTATGTCCGTATCATTATCATTATAAATAGCCCGAGTCCCTCCGGCTTTACTCCAGATGAACCCGTCTTTGAACTTTTCAATATCGCTGAGTTCTTCTGCGCCGGACGGATTATTGCCTTTTCGGAATTTATTCACCCCTGCCACAGTCACTTTTAATTCTCCGTCCTTAACCTGTGCGTATTTCTTCGCCCCCAGAGTGACGAATTTTTCGCTTATTCCCTCGTTTTCATATACCCCCATATAATGAGTGCCCCCCTTTATGTCAACCGCCTTGTAGCCCATTTTTTGAGCCTCTGCGATCATGCGGTTATTATAATCGGCAGGAGTATAATTTCCGATATGTTTTACACTGTCTGTATCCGCATATACAAAATCTCTTCCGACTATCCACATAAAAGCTTTTAAGTCCTGCCGGGCATAAGCTGTAACCCACACCCCCACAGCATACGGGAGAAATGGTGCTCGCTTCATTTTAGCAAGTTTCTCCTCTTTCGTGTCTATAAGATAGTATTCATCAGTTGAAGAAAGATACGCTATATCATCTTTCAAAGCGTTTTGTACGGTCATACCATACAAAGCGTTGATTTTCTTTTTTGACTCTGCGTATGAAATTTTATCTTCTCCGCCTTTCAACTCTGTCTTTTTTATAAACAAATCAATCACCAACTTTCTAAATTCGTAGGGTAAATATTGTTTGAGAGACTTATAACATTCTATTATTGTTATATCGTGCAAAGAAATGTTATAATCCTCTAATAAAATCATTAAGTCAATTTCTGTTATTGTTGTCTCCAAACTTTCTGCGTATAATATTCGCCCATTATCGAGCAAATAGTTTTTTATGTTCCTACACTTACTGAACGATATATATGGTTGATGCCATTTCTTAAGTTCTACATGTTCCAATCGTACACGGAATACGTATCCGAATTTTTCCGAATTTGATAGTATGGTTTTAATATCATCTGTCGTTTCTCTAAACTCGGTCAGCGGAAATTTTTTATTAACCAGTTCGTAAGGATATGAGCTTTCACGGTCATAACTTCCAACATTATATAATATCTTTCCAACAAAGAAACGGTTAGCGTGTGTGTCTCCTCCTCGAAAAGCTTCACGTAACAATTCAAACACATGTAATGTGGGAACTAAACCTCGTAATATTCCGTTATATGGGAATAACACCTTTTTGGCCATTCGCCGAACATATCCTGTTGAAGTATATGGAATTGTATTTAGTGTGTCTCCATTAGCTTTTAACAAAGCTTTAATCGCGCATGATAGTCCTACAACATCATTACGCATATAAATTAAATCGTCGGTCGCTATTTCCGTCCATGGATACCTCACTACATCATAGTCCATATCCGTTTTTTGTAACGCTTTAGGAACATTCATATCTTTCATGAAACGTTCAAGACCTACCCCCGCAAGCTTGTAACTACAACGAAATTCCACTTTACCCCACACACAGTACAAAGGTTCTCTAACGTCAACTAAAAACACTTCTTTTCGGTCAAACTCATGAATACCCTTTAAAAATTGAAATTCGTGAGCTAAATTATGAACATATATAATTAATCGTTTCTTCTCCGGAATAATTCGGTTTATTTCGTCAATCACGTTTATGAATTCTTCCCAAGTTCGGCCATATATTACCGGCATTCCCCATATATGCATTTGCCATATATACATAAAAGCATGAGTTTCATCTTTGTATTCAATTTTGCTCGTTTCTATATCCCACGAAGCTATTACTTCCAAATATTTATTAGCTGATTCCGTCAATAATATCTTGGACCGTCTTTTGTTTAGCATCTCCATTAATGAATGCACGCGCAAGCTCCTCCGAACTATAAATGTCTATGAGTTTTGTATTCTTAGCCGCCGCCATAAAATCCGCAAACTTATTATATTTAGAAACTGGAATATTATATCCCTGTCTCTTATACACATCTCCGAGCCCACGAGACATGCG